ACCAGTGATATCTTCAAGTTCTTGTCTGTCTTTAACTGGCTCTACTGTAAGTATTACTGTGAAGGTTTCGAATTCTGGTTTTCTATCTATCTCAATGATTTCCCAAAAGCTACCCATTCCATCTTGTTTCCAGAATGGTACTTCAATTACATCACCAGCTACAGGGTATCTATTCAAACCAAGTGCATCAAAGCTAAACGTATGCATATACACTCTAAGGTTATCAGCTAAAGGATTGATGATACCGAATCTAGTAAGATCAGTCTGTTCTTCCTGCATAGGTTCAAAGTGTGCATTCAGTTCTACTGGTTCAGGATCGTATGCACGATTACGAGTTTCAAACATAATGTTATCTTCTATGTCTGTCAGAGAGGGATTATCAATACCATCTTGTCCAAGATACTTATATATATTAACAGTCTTCCATGTAAGGGAAACTCTTTCGTATGAAAGTCTTGCTTGAAGTAATCTATCCTTACTTCCGTATACACCAATGTTAGGTTTCTTTTTAGCTGCCATGTAAGTATTTATTGTAATAAAATCATCATAAATACTCTTATGGCACACATATACGAAATCCCATATCAGGGTCAAATCAGAAACTACATCTCACAATTCCTTAGAATCTTTACAGGTATCATTGTAGACACAGAATTGGATAGAGATGAAGATGGACGTATCGATACTAAACAAGTGAAAGTAATCTATGCTAATATGGATAGAGTAGTATCAGATGTACTTAATGGTGATGGTACGTTTAGTGCTGCATCATTACCTATCATTGCAGGATACTTACAAACCATTAGTCGTAATGACGAAGCACGTATGGCTCCAACACACGTTGATAGTAGAGCGTATGTAACAGATGAAGGTTCTACCACTTCCATACAAAGACTTATGCCTGTACCTTATCGTGCAACAATGCAGATAGCTATCTACTCTGATAACTCTAGAATTAAGCTACAAATCTTAGAAAAGATTCTATCTATCTTTAATCCAGATTTAACATTCAATAAAAACAATGATGTATTAGATTGGACTAATATTGCTAGAGCAGAATTAATATCAATCAATAATGAAGAGAATCAACCAGCTGGTACTGATGGGCGTATCATTGTAGATACACTAGATTTTGAATTTGACTTTTGGCTTAACTTCCCCTTCAAAGAGACTGATTCTGGTATTATCAAAGTTATAGAAGCTAATATCACAGACAATAATAATGAAATTGCGGGAATTGATACCTTAACTATCGTATAATGACTACACGTAACTTAAATAGAAACCTACAATCTAAAACTTCCAACAAATTCTATACTAAATTTCTTGGGTTAGATCATAACTCTACTAATATCCTTGGTAGACAGATTATATCTGTTGAACGACCATCTGTTAACTTTACTGCAATAGAACACAGAAACAAAGAAAGTATAACCAAACATACTACTGTAGCTGAGTTAGAACCTATCACAATGGAGTTTAGAGATGATATCTCTGGAAACACTATACGTTCTCTATATGACATCATCTTCGCCCAAGCAGCGAAGACACAGGAAGCATTTGAGATAAAGGTAGATATACAAGATCATAACGGTATTATAATCGAAGGGTATACTTTAAAAGAATGTTTTATTCAGAATATTTCACAGAATCAATTAAATTATACATCTTCAGAAAATTCTATTATTACAATAACAGTCTATTATCATAATATAGACTACACAAGTACATTTGAATATGATGATAAATCAATATTCGATAGTGCTGGTAGATTTGCACATATCCATACACCTTCTATCTTTGATGCAGATGCCTATGGTTCTGTTAATATAGTTATTGCAATGACAGTACCAAGCGTACCTACTGGTGAAGCATTCGGTACAGGTATGTATGTTATTGGTACTATCATACCTGACTCAATGTTATCTGGTGAATCATTGTCTACAGACTTAGAAGTATCATTCCCTTATCCTATGGGATTTAATCCTGAAGGTGGGTGGGCAGCAACAAACAATGCTAAGATGGGATGGTCTGTTGATATAGATAATGGTAGAGTAATTATTGGTGAACCACAAGCCAATTATTCAAATTATAAGAGAGGGTATGCACACATCTTTAATACAGATGGTTCATTTGTTATGACATTAGCTGCATCCAGTTCTGCACAAGATGATCAATTTGGTTATGCTGTTGCAATGGATGGTAATGTAATTGTTGTTGGTTCTCCACAAAGAAGTTCATGGAGTGGTGCTATAGATATCTTTGAAGCAGATGGTACATTCGTAGATAAGATATATTCACCTACACCAGCTGGTTATACTCATTTTGGTGAATCTATAGCTACAGACGGTAACTATATAGTTGTTGGACAATATGATGCTACGGTAAGTGGTGTAACTGGTGCTGGTTCAGCACATATCTTTAATACAGATGGTACGCTTGTAACTACTATAAATGCTCCAGCACTAGATGAGTATGCACGATTTGGATTTAGTGTTGCTATAGATGGTAACTATATAATTGTTGGTGCAGCTCAAGAAGATAACGCAAGAAGTGGACAACATGGTGCTGCATATATCTTTAATACAGCTGGTACGTATATAGGTGAATGTTTAATACCACCAGAACATGATGATATCTATACTGATATGTTTGGGGGGTCAGTTGATGTTGATGTAGCATCTGGACTTATAGCTGTAGGTGCTCCACAACAAGATGAGCCAACTGGTGGTGCTGATCAAGGTAATGTTTATATGTATAACCTAGCTGGTGTTTATCAAGACTTTATCCAAAATCCGTCATCTGGTTCACACTTTGGTAATAGCGTGTCTATTAATAATGGGCGTATTGCAATTGGTGAAAGATACTATGGTTGGCTTACAGGTAGAGCACATATATATAACACAGTATTCACATTTATAGAAACAATATATTCACCTAATAGTGCTGGATTAAATTATTTCGGCACATCTGTAGCTACAGATGGTAATTACACTATTGCTGGTTCACCAGGTGAAGATGACCCCATTAATGGTTGTGGCAAAGCTTATATATTTGATACCCAATAATTATGAATACTAATAATTTAAATAGAAACCTACAAACAAAAACTACAGATAAGTTCTATGTGAAATTCCTTGGAGTAGATGAAAACACATCTAACATCCTTGGTAGACAGATATATTCTATAGAAAGACCAATCATTAATTTCGATATTACTGAATTAAGAGAGAAAATGATACCTTCCTATATACATTCTATTGTTAGGTTTGATCCTATCACAATAGATTTCAGAGATGATGTAGATGGTGCAGTATCCAAGATTCTATATGATTCATTAATTGCACAGAACGATCATCAACTAGAAGAATTCGAAATAAGAATTGAAGTATTAGATAATACACATACAGTAGTAGACTATTACACATTAAAGAGATGCTATATACAGAATGTTGTTGGTTCTCCTTTAAACTATAGTGATAATACTAAAGCTACTATTACAGTTACTATAGGATTTGAAACAGTAGATTTCGATAATACATTTGAATTCTTCGACCCAACAGCACAAGGTAATACATAATGGCATTTAATAAAGTAAATCATTTAGTAAATAAATTTGAAGGTATAGCTTCATTGGAAGATATGTCTGTACCTTATGTTAGGTATGAACAGAATATATCTATTGATAGTATTGATTCTCCTAGATTTACATCTAGTCCAAGTGTATTAGATACTAAGTTCTTATCTGTTCCAGATAGTAATGCTATTCATAGTAAAGGTAGCTTTGGTTTAATGGGTAATTTACTTACTCCTAGTGCATATGCTACCTATAGTGTTTTGGGTGTAGGTGATAGTGATTTTATTGGCTATGAAGATGGATTTGAAAGATATGATCCTATTGATATTATAGAAGGTCTAGATGGTAAGGTATTGGACGTTGCTGCTGGTAGATATAGTTCATTAGCATTAATGGCAGATGGAAGTATTAAAGCTGCTGGTGGTAACTGGTGGGGTGAACTTGGTACTGGTGATCCATCTATGAATGATGTACCAATTTGGACAACGATTATTAAAAGTGGATGTTCTGCTGTATCTGTAGGTGAATCTGTAGCTATGGTAGTAGTTAATGGTGTAGTACATACAGCTGGTTCATGTACTGGTGGTATTGGTCAACCTTTAGAATGGATTGAAGA